AGCAACAACAGCAACAGCAACAACAACAACAGCAACAGCAACAACAGCAACAGCAACAGCAACAACAGCAACAGCAACAGCAGCAACAGCCACAACAGCAACAACAGCAACAGCAACAACAGCAACAGCAACAACAGCAACAGCAACAACAGCAACAACAGCAACAACAGCAACAGCAACAGCAACAACAACAGCAACAACAACAACTTGATGATGCTGCTGCTCAAAAACAAGCATTGCAACAGCTACAACAACAACAGTTGCTTCAACAGCAACAGTTGCATCAACAGAAACAAGATGCTGCAAATGCAGCTGCTCTCAAAGCTGCACCACATGGAAAAACAGTCATTAACGATGATGCAAAATACGAACAGGCTGTTTTGAAAATAATTGGACTGTGCATGTTGAATGCAAAAACATATTTGGTTGGTTGTTCATTTGATGAACCCAATTTTAAATTGGCATTTAAATATTATAAACCAAGCGCTGTGAAAGGGTCCAACATTGAAAGTGAACTACGCATAAGTGGCGAAGATAAAATTAAGGAATTGTTTTTATTTTTTGGTTATGAACCATTGCAAATTAAACCATATATGAAAGCAAAATTTAGACTATCTTCTTTTTTCATGCGTGTAAATGTAATTATTGGTGAAATTGCAAAAAATGTTGGATTTTTTAAAAATGTGAACAAAACTATGCAAGAACCACAAACAACAATTGTCGAGAGATACAACCATGACTATGGATTATTTTTAAAGTATTTGCAAAAAACTGGAAAGAATATTGATGATTTGGACAATGCATCTGCTGTTGCAAATTGGATTAAAGATGACATATGGAATGGCTACTCTGAACAAGATAAAATGAATTATGGCATTAAAAAAACAATGAAACAAGGAGGAAAAGTTGTTGAGACATATGAACAAGACCCAGACTGGGCAAGAGACGAAGTTAATTATTACATGTATCTTGCACAAGTATTCAAATGCGTATTTGAAGCGCAAGTTATAGAAGTGACTGCATCGCCACCACAACCACAACCACCTGCGGCATCTGTATCCGCAACACAACCATCTGTTGCAGCACCTGCACAACCAACAGCAGTAAAACTACCAACAGCGGCACAAACAGCGGCACAAACAGCGGCACCAAAGCAACCGCAGTCTGCGGCTCAAAATGAAATTGTCAGATTAGAAAATGAGATTGCGAAAAATAGTGCACAAATATCGAAAGAAGAACAATTTGTGAAAGATGTTATTGCAAAGGAAGGAAAAGACAAAGCAGCAAAAAACCAAACTGTGAAACAAAAATTAACGATTATTAAACAATACAGAGCTGCAATTGAACAAAAAAAAGAGTTAATTGATGCATTGAAAAAGCAGGATGCAGCAGCAGGAGTAATATCTGAAGCAAAATCAAAACTATACCCACAAACAGCAGCACAATCAGCCGCATCAAAGCCAGCAGCTGTTGCAGCACCTGTTGCACCTACATCCGCAAAACAACCAGCGCTTGCGGCAGCTGCACCGGGTACAGTCATTCAAGGAAATTTGTTAAACAAGAATTCAACAATGTGTTATTTGGATGCAGCTATGCAAATGTTGCTTGCAATTCCTGAAATCCCACAATTTTTTGCAAACATCACTTATGAACAAATAAGTGCATTAGAACAAATCACAAGTCAGACTGACCTAATATTGAACGGATGTGCTATTAGTAATAAAACTGTAGAAAAACGAAACATCAAATTGTGGAAAATGATTTTTGATGAAGTGCGCACTAAGCCAATGGTGAGCATAATTCACCTTAGTATAACCCTATCAAATGGCACTGAAATAAAACCATATGCACAATTGGTTTTGGGATGCAAAAAAACCAATGCATTTTTAACATCTGACAGAAGAGATTACACACAAGCTGACCCAAGTGAATTAATGACACTGTTGTTTTTCCCAAATTTTTCTTGTTTAATAATACCTTCCATAAATGAAACGGTTGGAATCATCAAAGAAGATACAACTACCACTAAAACGCATATCTTGTCAATGATGCTTTATTCTGACCGTTATAAATCTGGAACATCAATTGCACGTTTATTGGAATCAAGCGCATTTGGCACATTAATTCCACTACAACATGGAGGAAACTATTTGATAATGGCAATCAATCGCGCATACACTGGTGATGATGGCAGAATCAAAAAAAATCAAACACGTGTTGAAATCACGAGAGAAATCGATATAGTTGGTGCAAAATTCATAATAAAGGGTTGCATATTTCATTCAGGAGATGGTCAAGGCGGTCATTATGTGTATGGTGTATATGATGACACAGGAAATCCGCACCATGTCATAGATGATTTAAGAATAGCAACAAAAGCAGAAGATGTTTTTAACCAAAATAGATGGATGTCAACCATGTTTTTATACAGAAGAGTGCAATAAATGATAAATCATGCGTTCATGCGTGCATTATTCCATTATTCAAATGGCGGCGATTCTTGCCGCATTATCTCTCGTTTTTCGTCAATCGTTAAGTGTCGGACCTGATTCAACGGGTCGTCCACATTTGGGTCGTAATTCGGGTCGCGTAAAGACCCGCGATTGGCGAAGAACACATCCATGACCGACACCACTTTGCTCATGGCATCACCAGGTGCATTCCATTCTTCGACGCAAATGAGGTCTTCTTCAAATGGCTCCACATTCGGATCATGTCGGTTCATAGATTTTCGAGGAATCCAAGAGCTCACGAACCATTGCGTGTATCGAAACGGCCGTCCCGAATTTGTGCGGTCCGACTTTCCCGATTCATCCCGACGTGTTCGGTGAACCCAAATTGGTGTCCTGCATCCGTCAGCGCGCTCAGACTCCAAGCGAAACCGCCAAATGGGAGCAAGTGTTTTGTAAAGTGCTTTGCGAAAATAAGGAGCACATGCATCACAGTATCTGTATCCTTCTTTGAAATTTTCAGTGCATTCACCGTGTATGGGTTCATCAGGAGACTGCATGTCGCCGCACAAGTAGCATTTATGTGCATAGATGAAACACATGTAAAGTGGTTCAGGTAAAATTCCTTTGCCATACCAATCAATTTCATGTTGATAATACATGGACGGGTCAATTGTGCGAAACGGCAAAGAGTGGTCGCCTAAACGATGCTGTGTCAACAGTTTGGATGGGTCGCACAAATGCAATGGTATATCACATGCGGTTTCATTAGGCACATTCAATATTTTCACAACTGCATATGTTCCATCGTCTTCTCCTGGAACCCGACAAACTGCATATGACATTCCCTTTATGTCTTCTGACAACAAAGCAGAGTTCATTCGTTTTGCTATTTATATTATAAATGGATAATTGAAACAATATGCATTTATATCATTTCAATTTTTTTTGATATGAAAAATTAAAAATTGTGGTTTTTTAATTTATTTTGATCCAATCCGCTGGAAACAAATCGCGCGTGTCATGATTTTTCAACGCAGGGCCAAACCACGTGCTTGGATAACACACAATTTTGTCTGAATTCTGATTCAAATATGCACCCCACCAACTAAACGTGCTATTCGCAATAATGTTGTGGTCGCACACGCTCATGAGAAGCATCTGCTTCCAGTCATCAAACATATCTTGAACCTTGTAAAACCGACACACTCTTGATAATGCGGAATCATTTCTCAACTCTTGCATGTGATCCAATATGACATGATTATCGCACGCCTGGTTGAAAATAAGCACATTGAATTTGACTGGGTCAATCAATTTATTCAATTCCGGCAAATATGCATTGGCTACCATGTGTTTCAGTGCTCGTTTGTAATATTCTAGCGTCAAAATAGGGTGCGCATCTTGTATGTGTTTATAATCTCCAATTCGAAAGTGCATTGCGATGGTTACAACACCGCGTGAAAACCACACGCTTTCTGCAAACATGGACTTTATGTGGTTTTGCTGTTCCAAAAGTTGCATTTTTTCATAAATTTCATCCTGAACATCCGCAAAATATTTGGGACTTTGAAAGTAGCCAACCAGTTTCAATGGTGTAGGGTTCATGGTGGTATTGGTAGGCAGCTTATTATAACTGAAATTCGGTTCTTTGTGGCTGGGCAACTGCATGAATCTTTGCACATTGGTTGCATTCGAAATGACCATAAATGATTTCAAATTGTACAAGAAAGTGTTCCAATAGGTGCTTCGTTTTCCGGTCGCGTCAGTTTTCGTGTTAATGAAATAACACGCATCGCCATTGCGAATGGCCGTAGCCAAAGCGGTAAACACCTGGAACAATTGATTTCCCAGTCCGCCTTGTATCAAAACTGTTATCATTTTTTATGTTGTATGGCGTGATATACAATATCATGATATGCAATTATTTATTTAAATCGAAATACATTTGTCAAATTAATGCATTTAATGCATTTTTACGCAGGGATGTCTTTGTATAATGGCAACGCATCAATGTCCATAATGTGCGGTTTGCCTTTGATTTGTTTGCGCGGAATGGAAAAGTGTGCAAACACCGGTTTATTGAGTTGTTCATGCGGCACTGCATTGTGAACAGTGCGTGCAATCATTTTATAAAGTTTAAATTCCGGATATCTCTCGTCGCCGTTTTTCTTATACAGGACATTGCGTCCCTTGTCATCCTTGAGCCAGTCAATGACCATGCTTGCAATCCGGCTTTCTTTCAGTGTGGCATTGTAGTCGTCCACATCACGAATGTCTTCAATGAAATAATCAAACAGCGAACACGCCAAGCGACACAGGTCAAAGCTGGGATTGGGTTCAAGTCGCGGTTTTTTTGGGTTCATATATGGCTCGCAGTTGTATTGCGTTGCTGCATCGCCGTTGCGGTCAAAACTATCGCTCACCATGGTTTCGCCACGATACTTGTAAATGGCACGACCAAAGTCAATGATTTTCATGATGCGACCATATGTCGGAACCCGATAATAAGTCCCCTTGTGCAAATAGTGCAAAAATTTCTTATCGGTTTTGACAAACATGATGTTGTTCGTGTGCAGGTCGTTGTGCGTCATTGCAAACATGTGCTGATACGCGATGAGTGTCATGATGACTTGCATGAGAATGGCAGCCCATTCTGGCTCGGTCAGCTCGTTTTTTCCGCACATCAAGTTGTCCAGGGTGTTTTCACACTTTTCCATCAAAATTGCATGCACTGGAAAATTGAAAATGTGTGCATTGTGCACCTCTTCATCATCAAAGTTGCTGCTTCCATCATCGTCCATGTCATCCGCATCATCATCAAATTCGTCCGTTCCGTCTCGTTCAAACTCGCTGTCACCATTCTCAGATGCATCCGTGTTTTCATTTTCTTTTTCAATGGTTTCATCATCATTGTCGCTGTAAGATGAACGCGATGAACAAGAGTCGCTGGAACTAGAATGTCTGGACGACATGCGTTTATCGCAGTCATCTGTTTCTGGTTCAAAATCATTGCATTCGTGCAATTCGACATTGGCACCGGCACCAGCACCCTCTTCGTTTTCAGCAGCAGATGAAAACAAATCATTAAATGTGTTTGCATTGCATTCGAGCACGTCTTCTTCAAGCAGCAATTCTTCGCCAATTTTAACACTTGGTTTTGCCATCAACTTTGACTGGGTTCCGCTTGAATGTCGTTTTGAATCAAACATATCGGATGAAATGTCATCCAGTCGAAAAAGCTCATTCCTGTTTTTTAAAAAAAACTCGCAGTCGCTGAAATATTCGAGTTCATCATACACATTGATCGTGTACTCATCTTGATTTGCCAAGAATGAACCATAAAATTCGAGTCCGTGCACAAATCCGTGTGTGTTCAATGCTTGACTTGTCAAATATGTGAAAAAAGAATCAACATAAGATGAATTGTTCGGGTCATTCATTTTCTTTTGATGAAGCGAATTTGCCACCACTTCAGGAGCATAGAATGGAAGAACTAGCAAATCCGGCGATTGCATGTCGTATTTTCCGGACAAATATTTGATTGGATCGAGCAAAGGCGAATATTTTATGAAGACGCGTTTTGGTTCGCTCGATGATTCAAACCGAGCAACCACATTATTTTTTGTGGTGCCTTTTTCAACTGAAATGACGTGATTTTGATGATTTAAATTGATATTGTTGTGATTTGTGTCGGACAATGAAAAAAAGCGACGATACAATGGAATGTAGTTTTGCAGATTATGTAATCCTGTGTTTGCATTTTCTAAAGTTTCAAACAGAGAGAAATTCTTAGATTTATGATACATCAATTCAAACATTGGAGATGGCATTTTTGAGATGATTTTACAAGTATGACTATTTATAACATTAATAATGTTGATTTTAAACTAATTGTTTCATTTTATTAATATATGAATATATGAATGCATGATAACGCAATAAAGTTGCACAATGACTGCAATTGACATTGGAGAGTGTGGCATATGTGGAAACACTTTGAAATTCAGTGAAAATCATGCAATAACTGTGTGCAAACACTTGTTTTGTGTGCCATGTCTTTTAAAGTGGCATGCACATTGCATAAAACCAACTTGTCCAATGTGTCGTGAGATTTTGTATGAATCCGATGAATCCGATGATGAATCCGATGAATCCGATGAA